AACGGCATCTGAGTAGCCCCCAGAGAGTCCTAAACACTCTGTGACGTATAAATTACCATTAAGCATCTTAACGCAGCTTATAGCGGTCTGATCTTTACCCTTTCCTGATGGGTCAACAAACATAACTGACCCTGTATATTCTATAAAGTCACCAAATTCTTGGGCAGGTCGGTAAAATCTATCGCCATTGAACCCTACACATTGGAGATCTGTAATGACATATTCGGGATTATTAGACCAAATAATTTTTTCTGGTGCAAATTCTTTATTTACAGAAGCAATTACTAGGTCGTTTATCTTTAAAGGGTATCTATCTTGATCTGAAAGGGTTGTATCTAGTTGAAACTGTAGATTGAACCCAGAACGACCATAGGAAGCTTCACGTTCCATCAAATCCTGTGCAGAGAACCTTATAGGGTCTACAGGGTCATTAGGCTTTACAATCCCTTCTGTAAGCTTTCTGCTGATAATAGGAGCAAGTCTATCTCCATAGTTGTTTTTTAAGTATGGGTAACGTGCAGTCCATATTCTTGTTTCATATCCTCTTTCTTCCAGTGTTAGGTACACAGAGTTTTCTACTTGTGGTGTACCAAGAAAGGTAATCTTGCCATTTGGTTTTAGTATCGCTTCAAATTCTTTTACAGCTTCACTGAGTTTGTCTCTCATGGGCTGTGTATAGGAATTATTCGGAACCTCTACGTCATCTGCGATAACTTCATCTGCCCTAGCTCCTGACATCTGCCCTAAGACACCCCTAGAAGAGCATGAGGGAGCATGGTCGGCTTGTGCAGGTTTTACATCAAAACTAACCTTACTGTTTCTCTGGTCGTCTCTGGGTATCAAATCAGCAAGTATTGGCATCTCATTGATAAGACGCATGGTAAATGTAGTAAAGTTATCGGCTCTATCTTTACTGGCAGATACGACCAAGAATTTTAGCTGTGGATTCATACGAAGTTTCCATACTACATAGGTAGATGTAATCCAACTCTTACCTACACCACGAAATCCTTGTATGATTTTACGTCTTGCACCATATTGTAGATATTCAGCAATATCTAACTGAACAGGTGTAGGATCTGGTAGGTTTAGATGTCTCCAAGTAACGATTAAGAAATATCTAAAGTCCTGTAGTTTTTCTGGTAGTGGTTGCAATTATAGATCAGCTAAAGGTACAGCATCTAGGTCTGGTAGGTTGTTCATAATCTCTTCCATTGGGTTGTTTTCTACAGGAATACACTCAATACCATTATCTTTTAAAAACTGTCTAGCTACGTTTAAATCACCTGCCTTTGCTTCTCCACTTTTTATCAGATCAAGTATATGTTTTGCTAACTCATAATGTATGGTCTTAAGTATTTCTAAGTTTTTATCAGGGTCTGGCATGATTACTAGCTGTTTTGTTTAATATAATCACTTTTTAGTTGTATTGCCAAATAATACATACCTAACTTTACCTAGGAATCCTTGTTTTTGTAGCTTTCTATATTGTCTTAGTTCTCTCTCAAGGTGATAATTCCTAGTTTCTGTATCAGAGATTTTTATTAGTGCAGACATCAGCAGCATATCTTGTAACCTGACGTGTTTTACAAGATCACAACAATAATCTTTGATAACAAAATCTGGTAATTGTTGAACCTCCCTGCATTTAAGTTCTATTTCAAGTTCTACTTCGGGAGGAGGATTACCAATAAGAACATTAAAAAATTCTTTGTGGTTCATATCAGTTTAGTTTTGGGAATAGTTGTTGCTCTAACATATCCACAGCACGATCATCTAACGTGTTGGTAGTTTGTTTGCAGATAGCTCTAAGCAGATCGACTACTAATCTTTTTACAGCAGTTGTGGTAAAGAACTTTAGTAATACTGGTTTAAGTATTTTAAGCATGGTTTGTTTGTTTTTCCAAACATAGCATACGCTACTGTATCTTGCCTTTTATCCTACTAACCGCTTGCGATAACTTGTTTTATCTTCTTCGTAATTTATATTTAAGACAAATCTTAATTTTGTATCAGTCTGCCATACACCAGCATGAAGTGCATCACCGTCAGCAATAACACATCTATTCGCTTCAGATTTTACAAACTCTCCATCTTTAAACTGTGTACCTCCGTTGTTTGTATTTAAATAAAGAATTGCAATTTTAGGTTTAGCTATTAAATTTAATTCTGGAAAATCTGCATGATACATTCCTTGATACGATTTGTTTTGACCCATTATGCAAATAGATCTCATCTGCCAAAGTTTTTTTATTTTTAAAAGTTTTTTAATGCTTTTAATACCTTGGTAATTAAGTTCGTAAGCATCTGAATATTCGATACCGTCTGCATGTCGGTTAAACAACATTGCTTGAGCTTGTATTTCTATAAAATTTTTGTTAATAGCTTCCATTGCATTTGCTGTAAATGGTAAGACTCTATAACTAGGGCTTCCCATTATTTGACATGAAAACTGTCCAAAAACCTCTGGCGGTAAGAAGTTGTCTATAACTTGGATGGAATTACTTATTTGTACTTCTGTCATTTGCCTAAATAGTTAATTATGTATAGTATGACTAATAAAAGTAATTATGGAAGATCAAGAACCTAGTAGAGTCGAAACCATTGTCAAAGTTTGTGTACTTCTTTGGTCGGCAACGCTATTATCTCTTTCATACTACGAACCGCCATCTGGCAAAAAGATTGTAGATTTTGACCCGACATTTATTGCAAGTATTTTCAGTGCTTCCACTGCGTCACTAGGATTTCAGATAAAAAAGAAAAAAGATACTATAGTAGATAATAAGAACTCTAAAGTAGGCATCAAATGAAAAAACTACTCTTACTAGGTTTATTTTTAGTTGCACCTTGTTACGCAAACGGAGTACCAACTTGGAGTACTGGTTCTAGCAACCGCACAGAAAATACTACTCAGACTATAACTCGCAGCATAGTTACTCAGAAATATGGGTCTGCTCTAAATACTTGGGAAGGCTCTAATATTCAAGTTACCAGTGCTTCTAGTGGTGGTATTACTGATTCAGACGCAGTATTTACACCTTATACAACCTCTGCTGATTGGTCATTAAATGTGACTACCAGAGCAGCAGGGGCTAAAATAGAAGAAATCACACAGAATGACTCGATTACGACTACTAGCGTTATCACTTCTTTGTCTGTGTTTAGTCAGTAAGGCAAAGGCTGAAGGCGATACTAACGTACAGGCACAGCCAAATGCTGTAGGTAATTCATCAATAATTAATCAGAATATGAATGTTAATAATGGAATGACAGGTAAGCAGCAGTTTGGAAATTTAGTATGTAGTCAACCAACAATGTCATTCACTCCTTTTTATACAGGTAATGATGCAGAAAATACTGAAAGTGAAACGTATAGTATCAATGAAGGTTGGGGATTTCAGATGTCTTTTATGGTTCCTTTAGGAGTTAATAATAAGACCTGTCAAGATTTAGCAGACGTAAAGCTAAAACTAGCCAAAGAAGAACTAGACAAAAATATACATGATAAGCAATTAGTGAGAGTTTTAAAGTGTTCACAACTTCACGCATCAGGTTATATGATTAACCCTAAATCAGAATTTGCTTATATCTGTAATGACGTAATAAATATTAGAAGTTATGTAAAAGCTAATCCTTCTTTGTTTGCAGATCCTTTACCTCCTTCTTCAGAACCTTAGTAAACATTTTCTTAAATGTTTTCTTGATAAAAGCCAGTACAGACTGCATAGCAATACCACCTGCTACGCTAACAACGCTTGCTGTACCTGCTGCTATTACACTTGACGCTATAACCTCTGGTGCAGGTATAGGCATTTCACCAAAAAAAGGTATATTAAAAGTAGCTACAGATTCAGATGATAAAGTTTCTTTGGGGATTGGCAGGTTTGTCGGTATTGTCTCTGGTGTTAGTTCTAACGCTTCCTCCGTTGAAGATGCTTTATCTTTTTCAGCAGAAGATCCCTGATCTCCCAGACCCGACTCAACTTGTTCCAGACTCGGTAAAAGAACTGGATCTAGATATGGAATCTCTGCCACAGGTGGATAAAAAATTGTTCTAGGTGGTACTAAGAAGTAATCTGTATCAGGCAGATTAATCTCAGGTATGTCCATTATTCTTCAGTTCTATCTTTAATAATTGCAGTTAGTTCAATAATTCTAGTTTTGCATTGGTTTATAACATTTTGTGCTTGGTTATGCTTAGTAATTACTTCTTGTAATTCAGCTTGCAATTCTTCAGTTGTAGATTTTGTCATTATTCTGGTTTAGGATATTTAGCTTTTACAGGATCAATCATATCTGTTTTCCATTTGTCGATACCGTTGTGGTAGATATAGTCAAGTTGCGATCCCAAAGAAGGATAACCGTCTGGTTCAAATAATCTATCTGTTTGATATTTTAATTTATTTAACTCTTCTCTTGCTTTTTTTACTTTCTCTTCATCATATTTAAAAGTGTTGCCATCTTTTTCAAAACACCCCTGTCCGTCTATTATTGTAAGCTCCATGTCGGGATAAGCGTGATAAATAGCTTCTTGGTCGTATAACATTAGTGTGCAATCTCCTGTATCATAAAAGTAGATGTGCCAACAGTAATATTCGGGCTTTGTCCAGTTATAAAAAGAGGCGCCCAAGTATATCGTGTAGCCCACGCAACTCTATATGTAGACGAAGTTGTATTGCTGGGGGTATAAAGTAACCGTGCAGTATTCATAAAGTTAAAGTGGTGTGTATGGTCGCTACTATGAGCAGACATATTGCAGTTAGAAATACCGTTATATATGGTTCCACCACTTCCTATGTTTCCTATCTGTGAGCCGTCCCTTTCAAATCTAAATCCAAACCCTGTAGCACCCCACCATCTTCCAGAAATGGGGGCGTGTACAGTTATAAGAAGTTGATTAGTAGAAGTTTCTGCTGCGTAGCTAGTTATTTCTAAACCTGTACTTACATAAGATGTGCTTGTAGTTGATGCTCTGGTATTAACAGTTTGAACTGTAGTCTTTATAATTCTACCTTCAGAAGAGTTAGTACCGTCTGCATAATATATAGCCATTATGATACCTCAATTAAATTAAACTTATACTTTTTGCCATTGCGTTTGTTAATCAAGAATAGCGACTCCTCTCCTTCTTGTATAGTATAACTTCCCCAAGTTCCGTCAACATCATTAGATGAACCTTCGTTAGATAAGTTAAGGTCATTGGTGTAGATGTTTCTCCAACGATATGATGATGTACCTAAATCTGATGCGTTGTTACTACCGGGAAGTATATTTCCAGTGTTTGTTATTAAAGCTCTATTAGAACCACCAGTATCTCTAAAATATAAGTTACCTTGATATTGAAAATAACTATTACTTGGATCAGCTTGTATTTTTATACCACCATTATATTCTCCAGCCCAAGTACCAGCAGCAATACGAAAATCATTAGTAGAGGGAATCTGTACGCCAGTTGAAGCTGTCTCAAACTTTTTAGCGTTGTCGTGATATAACTCACACTGCCCATTTGCTACAAAAACAGCCATATTTTCGCTACCATCACCATTAAGAAAATGATGTCTAGTGTTTGAATAATAAGCTAAAGGATGACTAGAACTTTTAAGAACTGAAGATGAGCCATCGTGAAAAATTTGTAAGTCATCACCATTTCCAAATGTTACTTTGGAGTTATCTAAACCAGCAAGTTGTCCTGTCCATATAGCTCCATAACTTTTGGTTTCAAACTTTTTACTGTTGTCGTAATATAGCTCTACTGCTCCGTTTGCTACAGCATTAATCATGTCTTCGTCTGTAGTACTCTTAACAGTAAAGCCACCATTACCATTAGAAACTCTTATATTTACATCTCCATTAGTTTGTGTACTTCTGATAAATAAATCTCCAATACCATCATTATCAATGTAAGAATGTACCCCAGAATGGTAAATATCTAGATCTTCACCTGTTCCAATTTTTATTTTATCGTTATCAGCCATGAGAATATCATTACCATTACTTGCTAAGTCACCGCCTAGCTGTGGTGAACTGTCGTTAACAACTTCTGTAGATATGTTTCCAACTGTTGTGTTAAGTGCAGCTATATCTACACCATCAACTGTTCCTGAGACTGTGATATTTCCTGTTACGTCAATACCAGCAGAAAAATCACAATTACCACTAATTGTTGTTTGACCATTAGAAGCTATAGTTAATCTGCCAGTATCAGAGTCAATATCTTTAATAGCAAAAGTACCATCATCATTTTGGATATGAAAGTCGTTCTCGTTATTGCTATCATTTAAAACTAATTTAGGTTTTGTTCCAGTAATTGTTATATCGTTACTACCTAAAGTTCCTGTTGTGGCTATGTTTTGGTCAGATAATAAACTTACAATTTCACTAGCTGTTTGATCTGCTGTCGCACCTGTCTCAATACCATCTAACTTTGTACCATCAGTACTTAGATCACGACCATCTACGTTACCAGATACAACAATATTACCTGTCACAGAAGTTCCTGTACTGGTAATTTCTATTTTTGTATTACCACCAGTTTGTAATTTTAAACTGCCTGTACCTTGATCGTTAATTACAGAATCACTACCGTTATGAAATATCTCTAATCCATCAGAACTTGTACCAAATATAGATTTTACGTTGTCGTTATGTATGTTACTACCAGTAAATGTGTTACCAGTAACAACAGCAAAGCTACCTGTAGCTGTTACACCATCTACCCAAGCACTACCTGTATAAACTTTAAGTGAATCAGATGTAGTGTTAAAAAATAAATCTCCAACATCTAAGCTATCTGTAGGGTTGCTTGCACCTATACGATATGTATTAGCAAAACTGTTAACGCTTGATATATTAGTTGCTACTGTGTTTACGTTAGTAATTGACCCACCAACATTATTTACATTTGTTATTGCATTGCCAACTGTATTAACATTAGAGATTGATCCAGCAACTATACCAACATTATCATCAATAACATTTATGGTGTTACCCATAGAGTTACCATGTGATGTGCAATAGTACTTAAGTGAACTAGGTGCGTTAGCTGCTACAACAATAACTACAGTTGCACCAGAATTGCCAGCAGTTCCGTTTGTTGTAACTCCTGTAGTGTAAGAGTTGTCGCTGCTGTCTCTAAAAGCTAAAGGGTGTCCGCTATTGCTGCTGTCAGCTAAATTAAATGTATATGTTTTACCTCTAGCAAGTTTTAGTACAGGTGTTTGTACACTATCTATAAAGTATTTATTGCCACTTACGTTTTGTACTGTAACTGTAAATGTTTGGTTAGCACCTGCGGAGTTACTTACGCTATTTACATTTGTGATGTTGTTACCAACATTATTTACGTTGGTCACGTTAGTAGCAACAGTATCCATATCACTAATAACATCAGCTACAGCTAGTGTGTTCATGTCACTTATAACATCAGCTACAGCCAACGTATTCATATCGCTAACAATATCTGCTGTCGCAAGGGTATTCATATCAGCAACAACATCTGTTGTGCCTAGTATTGCCATATCTGCTACTGCGTCAGCAGTTCCTAATCTGCCTATCTCTACAGCTTTACCAGCTACAGTTGTTACCTCTGTTGCTTTTGGTACTAATCTATGAAATGAGTATGTATGAAGCGTGGTTGTAGATTCTACTAAAAATCCAAAACCAGAAGGTATAGTAGTTGGTACATCAGTAATAGTAATATTTGCATTATCAGCTACGTTACCATTTGCTACAGTTACAGTTGTACCACTAGGAACTAAGTTTGTAGTTGCTGCTTTAATACTTAATACTGCTGCTTGTCCTGTGACTCCTTGTGGGTTTACGTTTGGAAAAGCTTGTTCACTAGCAATAATAGTAAAACCACCAACATCATCTATAAGGTCAATTATTCTGTCATTTATAGCTGCGGTAGTTGCAATGGTTGTATCGTTATCTGGGAATGTTTGACCATCTTTTATTGTGTCACCAGTACTGATATTAAAAAATCTAGCGTCAGCAGCAGCAGAGGTTAAAAATGATGTGTCATTTGTGGTGGCTGAAGCTTGCTCACTTTCAGTAATAACAGCAGAAGGATTTAATTTTGCAGACGTTATTTCACCATCTTTAATCTCATTAACTCTTACAGCGTTTGCTGCTATGTGTTCATTATCTATAGCATCATCTTGAATATTATCTCCATCTATAATGTCGTTAGCTAGGTGTTCATGATCTATAGAACCAGCTACATAATGCTCTGAATTGATTACATCATTTTGAATATTATCACCATCTATAATGTCATTTGCTAAATGTTCATGATCTATACTGCCAGCTACATAATGTTCAGAATTGATTACATCATCTTGTATGTTATCTCCGTCAATGATGTCGTTAGCTAAATGTACATGATCTATAGACCCATCTACATAGTGTTCTGAATTTACAGAGTTATCTGCTAATTTAGCTGACGTAACAGCGTCAGGTCCTAGTTCATTCGTAGTAACTTGTAAAGCACTAATATGTTGTGTATCAATAGATCTGTCTACATAATGTTCTGAATCTATACTGTCATCTGCAATTTTTGCGTTTGTAACAGCATCACCAGCAATCATTTGATTTGATACTGTACCTGTATCTGCTGTAGTTATAAGTGTACCTGTAATATCAGGTACAGTAATTGTTCTATCAGCAGTAGGATCTGTTATTGCTAGTGTTGTTTCATTGTTATCATCAGTAGCACCTTCAAAAACTAAATTACCTGTAACTGTTTGCGAACCATCTCTTTTTACAAAATCATTAGTAAATTCTTGTTGAGCAAATAATATTTGATCGCTATTGTTATCTAGATCTGTTTCTGTTAAAACACTACCATCTGCAAAATCTACTTTCTTTGCACTTATATCTGTATCTCTTGTAATTACAATATTAGCTGTACCACTTGGAGGTGTATTACCAGAAGTAAATTGTACTTGAGAACCAACAATATTATAGTGAGTACCTAATGTTTTAAGAACACCACCTACTTTTACATCAACTTCTGTGTTAGCTAAAAAAGCAAACGATATAGCAAAGTTATTTTGACTACCTGTACCATTATGATTTTGTGTAGTAGCTGTTGTGTTGGTAGCCATAATTAATTGCCTAGGTTTTTAATTTTTTCCAAGTTTTTAATTGTTGCTTTAGTAGTTTCATTGTTAATTATTTCTATGTTAGCAGAATATCTTTTAAATAATTCTCTATTTTCTGGCAAACGTAACCATTCATTTCTTGCTTTTACTTTATAGTCTGCCACTATACCTTTTATCTTTTTTGAAAGTATAGCTCTTGCATTGTCTTGAACACCAACCATAGTATCTTGATTGGTTGAATCAACTTCTTCACCCATAGCGGTTTTATAAAAAGCTTTATTCTCGGGTTTATTTAACTCTTTGTATAATTTTACAATCAACCTTTGACCATCTTCTTTTGTATCAAAAGCCAAATACTTAATATAACTTGCATATTGTTTGCTTGTAAGTTCAATACCACTTCCTTGTATTCCTTGTCTTCTCATAAAAAACTTTTTAGGTGATTGCAAAGATATGTTCAAGTCATTAATTACGCTAAGAACATAATTATCTTTTGTATTAGTAGCAGTAAAAGGATTTAAAATATCAAAGGTATCAGGTCCAAAACCACTAGGATATTCAACAACTGAACCTGTCAACCAGTTTCTATCAGGTTCTAAGTTTGCATTATAAAAAGGTATTGTTCTTGCTAATTCATTAAGAGTTTGTCTAAGACCTGTATTTACTTCATCTGCTGGATAATATGTAGTATCTAGTTTTGTTTTGTCTGTAGCTCTTTGAACTGATCTACCTAGTCCAGCAACAGGATTAATAATATTAGCAGCCCTTCTTGCTAGTAAAGTTTGCAAGGCATAAGGATTATGTATAGCTTCAGCAACTTCTGTAAGACCTCTAATGTAAGTTCTATCTGTTAGATTTCTTGCAATAGAAACAGTAAGTGCAGTAGCAAAATCATTACTCTGTTGACTTCCTATTTGTCCTTCTATGTCTATAAAATCTGCAAGAAGCATAAAAGTACCAGACCAAGGATCAAGTCTTTTATAAGAAATATATTTATATTTTGGTTTACCACTTTTTGTTAAAACTATTTCTCCATTTGAATCTCTTACAAGAAATCTAAATGAATATGGTTGCCAGCCTTCTTCTTTCTTTTGTTTTACTAATTGTCTATTTGCTTCTATTGAGTCTCCAAATCCTACAGTATTAGGACCACCACCTGTCATAGCTATTTCTGCAAAAGGATTTTCTATATCCCTAGCAATCAAACCAACTGAAACAGCAAATCCACCTCCTAAATACATTTCACCTCTAGCTCTTGCAGCGATATTAGGATCTGTACTTCTAAGTGCTTGCCTGTATTCTTTCATAAATAAATTTACAACAGGTGTATGTCTTATTTGTGTTTTAAAAATATTTACAGGAGTTCTTACAAAAGGAAAAACTATTCTTCCGTAAGGGTGTTGTGCAAAATTTTGTATTCTTCCAGCAATTCCTGTATTGTCTAATTCTTTTGTAAATGTAGCTTCAGCAGCAAAATCTTTAGCTTTCTTATACATATCTTGAATACTCTTTGGCATTTTTCCAACACTACCAGTATCAACAATTTTAAATACTTTCTTTGTTTGCTTTTGAATGTATTTTTTTAATTGATCTCCTTGTAAATTTTTTCTTATTCCTTGCTCCCAAGCTTCTGCTTTTACATAAGCTCTAAAGTTTACTTGTTTTAAAAACTCGTCTTCTGTAATTAGCATACGAGAACCGAAACCATTTATTCTTCTAAAGTTGTTGTAGATAGAAGGAAGCCAAGCATCAGCTAAAAACACATCAACAAAAGGTTTTACTGTTCCTCTAGTAACAATATTCTGATCTGCAAAATTTCTTACATCTTCTGCATTTATATTTCTTGATACTCGTTGTGCATCTGAAACCATTGCACCTCTATCAAGTATATTTTCATTTACCTTGAAAGCTTTACGAGCAATATTAAAAGCATCACCTAAAGATTCACCCATATATATAAATTGTTTCCAACCTTTTATAAATTCATCAGAATTAAATTCTGGTTTAAATATTAAATTATCTCTTCTAGCTAAAAGTGTATCTGCAAAAGAAATATCCATATCTTTTCTAAAAACAACTTTTGCAGCACCAAGAGATTGACTTAGTGGTTTTGATAAAGTATTTAAACTTGTAGATAAAAGGTTAACTATATGAGTAGGTGGACCGCTAAGAATAGAGTTGATAAATATTTCGTTAGTAAACTCTACACCTTTTAAAAGCAATCCTTTTTTTATCATGTGTTTCATAACTTCTGGATTACCCCCTGCTACGTTCAAGTATTTTGTAAGTCTTGTTAGAGCTAAAGCAGCTTCTTGATCTCCTTTCTCTACTAAATCAAAAATCTTATTAAAGGTTTCATCTATCTCACTTACTCCTACATTTTCAACAAAATCTCTATTTATATTATTTATATTCTCTGTACCTCTTGATCTCCTACCAAAATCTTTAGCTTCTGTTACTGTATCTCTTAAATCACCTGCAATCCTTCTTGCACCTAAAGTTTGAGAAGTAAGAGAACTAACTCCTTTATTTAAGTAGACAAGACCTTTTAATACTTTTACTTCTTTCAAAAATGCTGGTTTTATTTCTTTTATTAAATCTGCATTTTTTGTAGCTATAGCATTATGCAAAGCAGCAGATAAATTAAAAACAGCTTCGCCATTTTTATTCATCATTTGATTTACAGATATAGTTGTAGCAGGTAAGTATTTTGGATTGTTTATTATCTTGCCATTTTTAGTTTTTTTGAAAGGACCAAATTCTTGCAAGAAAAATCTAGCAGCTTCTAAAGCTTCTCCATTTGTTTGTCTTTGAGAAGCAGCAAACATATCTCCTAAAGATACAGACCTAGCCCATTGCCCTAATTCATCTGTATCTCTAAAGTATTCAGCAATATTTAAAAGACTATCTGTAAGTTCATCAATACCACCACCAGTTATGTTTGGGTTAAATGTAGATTCTATTTTGTCACCGACTTCTGGTACTTGTGTTGTATCTCCTATACCTTTTCCTTTCTTTACTTCTAAAGGTTTTACTAAATCAATAACTTTTTCATCTAATAACTCGTTACCAGCTTCATCAATACCAAGGTCTTTAAATTTTAATTTTCTTTTACGTTCTAAGGTTGATATAATTTTTGGAGCTAGAGGAGAATTTCTAAAACCTTTTAAACCCACAGCTAACCCTGTTAAAACTTCTCCTAAAATTGCACCACCAAAAGCTTTTCTAAGTCTTGCTTCTATAGGAGATATATCATCATCAGCTTTAAATACTGATGCTGGCATTTTCAAAACATCTATTACAGGTTCTAACGCACCTTCATATTCATCAACCATGTTGTAAAGGTTTTGTTCAAATGGATCTTCTACAACAAAATCTGTAAGAAAACCTGCAACAAGGTTTCTTGTCCAAGGGTTTTTAATACCTTTAAGACCTTTGGTAAAGATCCCCATAGGTAATAAGAATTGTGTTATGGCTTGTGGTATCTGAAAAAATGCACCATCATCTTCTCTTTCAAAATAACTGTAATCAATAAGGTCGTTATTGTCGTATGGATTACCTGCTAAATAATCATATATATCATCTGCAAACTCCACAGTTTCGTTTATTGCTTTTAAAGGACCAGTAATAGCACCTCTAATTACTTGTGATGCTTTTGTCTTTTTTATTTCTTCATCTCTTTCTGTAAATTTTTCTTTTCCTTCATTAATAATTCGTGATCTGTTTTCTAATATTTCTTCAAAACTTCTTTGATCTCCTAAAAATTTATTATCAAAAAAATCTACTACACCTGCTTGGCTTTTGTTTATAACTTTGCTGACAGCAGATAGGGGTTGGTTATCAAACCTTTGAAACAAAGCGTCTGTTTCTGGTGTTTCTATTTTTTTCTTTTCTTCTTCCTCTTCATTATTTAGAAGATTATTGATGTTTGAGTCTGTCATGTTAGTTCTTTAAAAACTTTTTATAGGAGCCATTTTTGTATGCACCCCAAGCATCTAGTCCTTGCTCATCATATAGTCGCTTGGCTGCAATTACATTAATAATAGGATCATATAACTCTTCTTCAGATTCAATATCAAACACATCTAACAATCTGTCTTTATCATCTTTCATATTTAGTTGTAATAAACCTATAGAAAATTCTTTTTTCTTCTGTGGATCTAAACCTGATTTTACTGTATCAATCATAGGATTACCTGCTGATTCTGCCATTGCTACAGCAGCCATAATTTTAGCAATCTCTGGCTCAAAACCTACAGCTAACAACATATCTTCTATCTTAGGTTGAGGTATTACTTTTGTCTTGTCTGTATCTTTTAATATCACATTTAATGCTTTTATTTGATTATTTTTTACTTCTTTCATATTTACCCTTTCGACTATTGGCATAACTAACTCTTGCCCTACTCTTATCATGTCTGGGTTAGTAAGATTATTAGCTTCCATAATTGCTTGTACTGATGAACCAAATTGATCTGCTAATTCACTTAAAGTATCTCCTTGTTCTACTTCAACTGTAGTAGGTGAATCATCATCAGTAAAAGCACTAGCTTCTAAATTATCAGTATCTACCAATAGTTTCATTGGTTGATAAACTCTTGGACCTTCACCGCCAAATCCATACTCACCTGTTTGTAAAAATCTAATTATTCGATCTGCTTCTGACTTTCCAACAATATTTGTAAAGTTCATTTTTGCTTTTTCTGCTACTACTTCTTCTAGCAACTTATCTCTATTTTCTTTTGTAATACCTCCCATTCTTGTTAGTTCTGCAATAACTCTTGATTCAACTGAAGGTAAAGCTGTGTTACCAAAGAAATCACCAGTTTCGTTATTGTTATTAGTTCCACCATCTGTAGCTACTCCTTCAAGTCCGCTTTGATTTTCATTTATAAATTTTGTATTATTGTCAGTTTGTTCACTTGAAGGGTCTAGTTGTTTTTTTAATTTAGCTAGTAATTTAGCATCATATATACCTGCAAGTCTTTCATATTCTGCATTAATCTGTGCTGTACCTGCATTTTGATTAGATAATCTCCATTCTCTAAACTCTTGTTTAAATTCTTCAAGGTTTACTTTTACAAGATTTAATTGTTCATCTTTACCTATTGCAGAAAATATCTTTAATTCGGTATCTGATGTAAGTAAATTTTTAGATCTTCCTTCGTAAGTTACGAAGTAACTATTTAGAGGTGTTAAGACTCCTTTATCAACTGTACCTGCAAGACTCATTAAGCTATTTAGTCTACTTGTATTAAGATCATTTTTAACTGTACCTTCATCAAGATACCAAGCCATAGCTGCTATTCTTGCATCTGATAATGTTTCATAGTTCCCTTCATTTATATTAAAAATTATTTGAGCATATTTTTCATTTGTATCACCATCTAAAACTGCTGCATTTGAAGCAAGTTTTGTTGCAATTAATGGGTTTGCTCTTTGTAATTCTTCTAATAAGTTAACTGCTTCCTCTCCTTTCCCTGTTGCATACAAAGATGCAACATTCAACATACCTAATTCTATAGCTTCTTCTTTTTGTCTTTTTGCATCTGCCCTGTCTCTTCTATCTGATTTGTCTGTATAGTCTTCAACATCTTCTCGTAATTTATTTTCCATCTCAACGTAGTCAGGGTGGTCTAATAAAGTTAACTGTCCATTAGGACCAAAAGGAAATTGATCTGCACTTTTAAAAATTGATAAAGCTAAATCTACATCACCAGTATCAAATCCAATTCTTTTTGCTTCAGCACTAAGACTATCTAATATTGTTTTATTGATAGCTGATCTATTTTTTGAACTTAATCCTAATTTATTTATATCATTTTCAAATTGATCTATAGAAGCTGTTAATAATAAGAATTGATTTTTGCTTACATCATCTGAGTCTGGACCTGCTGTTTGAAAATTTATTATATTTTTAGCAAGACTAGAAGCATCAATTTTTAATTTTTCTACTTGAAACTCCTCATGTCTTTTTTCGTGAATGTCAGTTATTTTAGTTGTGGCATTTATAAGGTATGGAAAAAATTTTTTGTTGAAAGTATCACTATCTACATCACCTAAAGAATTTATAACTTCTGTTCTTGTTTCGTTTAACCAATCTGAAAACTCTAATGAATCTAAAGAAAAGTTTGATAAAGGTACTCCATCTACTGTTGCATTTTCGTATTCAGTTTTAAATTTACTTTCTAAACCACCACCTAAAATTGTAGCTTTTGTTCTTTTAAAAACCTTGTTATAAAGTCTATTACCGCTAAACAGTTTATTATCTCTTACATATTTAGATGCGTCAGCCCAATCGTTTGTTGAGCTATCTAAAGCATCATTCATTGCTTCTTCTGATATTTCTGCCCTTCTTTCGTCAATCTTAGTTTCTATAAACTTTTCTAATACTGGATTTATAACCTTTAAAGTTTCGGCAAGTGCCATCATATTTGTTTTAGGCAAAACTTTAACAGGTTCTACAAACGTATCAACTGGTTGTGCAAACGATTGGTAAGCAGTACTTTGAAAACTTGATGACATAGTTTTATCCTGCGTTTAAGCTAAGTTGAGTTTGCAAGCCACTTGAAGCTGCACCCAATAATACTGATCCTAAAGAGGGTATTTGATTATATGCTTGTTGTGTTTGGCTTCTGTATTGATTTCTTATATTTTGATACTGTGCTTCTGTCTGCTGTATAGACCTTGTATGCTGTCTTCTTGCTGATTCTAATGATTGTCTAATAGATTCTCTATAGTTTGCTGCTTGTCTTTCATTGTCTTGTAGTATCAAACCAAAGCTTACACCTGATCTTTCTGAAGCTAAAAGTGAAGCTCTAGCTCTTAACGCATCAATACTTTTAGCAAATTTATCTTGTGCAGAAGTTTTTTCTTTATCACTCTGTTGCTCCATTAATGCTGCTTGTTTATTTCTTTTATCAGTTTCAGCATTGGCTACACCTGCCACTTCTACTTGATATGCTTGGTCAGCAGCGTCTTGTGCAGCACCACGCATAGCAAGCCCTTGGAATAAACTTATACCAGCACTAGCAGCAACAAGACTACACATTTAGGCAATCCTCAAAAATTCATAAAATGGTTTTTCATGTTGTCCATATTTTTCGTGATAATTTATAAAAACAAAACCGAGAGCTTCTAACCACTTTATAGCAGTATGATTCTCTGCATATACAAAATTATATAGGAGTTTATAAGATTTCAACAAACTGTCTATCCATTCTCTACCTTTTCTTATTAGTTGTATTTTATATTTTTTATTAGAAAACAATTCATCAGTACAGATCATAAATATACAACCATCTTTACGCACTCCACATACCCCCATAGGTTGATCCTCGTCACCAGCTATTGTTAATATTGTTTTACCAAACAAATAAGACAAACGTAAGGCATCTTCTGGATCTTGTCCTGTTTGATATAAACCTTCTAATCTATCCATTTGTCTCATGTTTTGACATACATAATTAAGATCAGATAACTTTGATTTTCTTAAATATCCCATTAAGTTCTTCTACTCCTCATGTGAAATACTCCTTCATATTCTGCACTAGCTAACAATGTAGGCAAGAATGTATTGTTCTTTACATCTATATCTACTCTATCTGACTTGCTCATAATAGGCACTTTAAATGTACCTGTATCTAAATTAATTTGACCAATAGAAGCAGAAGCAGCACCAAGCAAACGACCAGTAAATTTATGTAGAGATGTATCTCTATTCTCAGGTGTTACTTCTACTTGAAAAAAACCAGAATCTTCATACTTAATATAAAAATGATGTATTTGTAATCGACCACTTATAAGTTCAGTAGCACCGCCACCACCTTGAGTTAACCTTTGTTGACTAAACCTATAGTGCATTTCATAAGGTTCACCAATAATAAATTTACTATTTCTAAAGTCTCCTGTTGCTGTAATCGTAGAGGTAGAACCATTAGTAGTATTAGTAGTTGTTAGTACTTGTCCTGATACAAGAGTTCTTGTATTGCCTTGAGCATCTACAAAAGTGCTAGTTTCATTACTAGCAAGATACCTGCCAACAACATTCATGTTGGCTCTTAACCTATAAGGAACTGTAAATGTAGAAATACCAGTACCAGAGTTGTAAGCAACAGATACACCACTAGTAGCTTCAGTTACCTTGTGGTCTAGATGATATTCAAACTCTGCGTTAGGTTCTCTAAAATTAGTTTCAAACGGTATTTTTTCTAAGGTTACTTTATTAGCTTCTTCTATAACCATTATCAAATCAGTACCAATAAAATCAATATTTAAAATAGACCTATTGCTATTTATTGTGTAAGTAAACCAAGCGTTTAAAGCTTTAGTAAACCCTTCACCATATAACCATCTATTTACATATAATTTATTTGGATTATCTGTACCAAGCAAAACAAGAATATCTTGGTTATTAGATACTGCCATTTTAAAAATGCCACTTGGTATTAGTCTTGGTACATGAATAGTTGTGTTTGCAGCATCTTGAATTTGTTGATTACCTGCAATAATATATTCTCTTATACCTGCAAAAGAACCTTTTTTAGTTAAAAAATAAATAGAAGAACCAGAACCTACAGGCTGTGCTGCTGCGTTACTTTCAAATTCAGTTTGTACTAAGACGTTAGCTGTTGAAGGTGTAAGGTTATCTGCTGAACTTGATAATACAAATTGCGTTTGTTCAGAAAACAATATAAGTTTTTCTCCCATAGTTACTGCGTGTTTTAGTATTGCAACTTTTGTATGAGATGCAGCTACGTCTATAGGTTCAGTATCTAAAACTGATATAACTGTTTCTGGAAAAAAATTAAAAAAATCTGATACTGTTGAAAGTACAACATTATCTGCGGCAAGAAACCCTAATCTATTTCTAAAAAAAAATACGTTATTAATTTTGTTACCAATAAAAGAAGGGTCTGGTGCAGATACTAAATCACCAACAATACGTTCACCCCATTTGGGTAATGTATATGTCGTACCAGATATTGTATATGTATCACCATCTACTCTTGCAAATCTAAAATTACCATCAGCTTGACGTATAAGAACGTGTGGCATTGTGTCGTAATTAAATTTAAAAGGTATGCCAGCTTCTACTGTTTCTGACCATTGCCCTTCTTCAAAAGCATTTCCATTATTAGTCGTAAATTTAACGTAGTAATTATCAAAGTCTGTACCTTCATCACCCACAATCTCTACTACATATCCATTAGGTGACACATTTGGAAGATCAGTAAATTGCTGTACTGTATTTTTTATTACTGTCATCTTGGTATTACCTTGAGAGTCACTACCATCTATTGAAAAATTACTGCCATCATTTTTTTTGATGTGTATTACAGGACCATTTCTAGCAATTGTAAAACCTGTAAGACCAGAGTTCAAACCAGCAGTAAGGTCAGTAGCAACAGTTGTAGTTGAAAGAGGATCATTACCAGTAGTATCATCTGTTACTGTGACACCATCTACAGTTACAGAGTAAGTTGTTTTAGATGTTGCTTGATTTATAAATACTATCGCTTGCGTAATATTACTAGCACTATTTGATACCGCTGAGTCCATAGCAGGTGTAATACTCGTATTAACAACAAAGGTAAAGTCAGCAATAGTAACTGTCTTCATTACATTTCTAGGATCTGATGTATTTAAATAGTTTGTACCATCTGGTTTGTTTACTGTTAATGGTGTGCCATCTAATTCGTAAACTTGTACATTACCATTGCTAAATACTGCTACATATTGTTCAGAAGCATCTCTGTTTATAGTTTGTATATGAACATTACCAAGAGTAGAACTACTAATACCAGCTAAAAATTGAGATCCAGACCTTTTTGTAAGACCAAGAACAGGGTTACTATCAGCATTGTCCTGTATGTCAGCGTGGTCTGCTTGCTTCAAAGCATCAGAAGATTGCGATATACCTCTTAATAATGTAGGTATAGCTCTTGATATAACAGCCATAGTTATCTAATTAAAGCACTAGAAGGATTGTAAGTATCAAAGATACTGGTAAGTGAAGGATCACCTCTTAATAAATTATGATCTCCATTTGCTAAGTCTGTTTCCATAAGTATTGCTCTAGCTCTTTGCTCGTCTTGTTGTGTATAAGTTCTTAATGATTGGTCACTTACAAGTCTATCAACAAATTTTCTTGCAGCTTGTATATTCATATAGTGTCTAGCTGGTTCTGGTATTTCATCAAAATCTCTAAAATAAACAACAGTACAAATTAAGTCTTCATCAAACTCATACTTATTGTTTTGTCTGTCATATAATTTTAAACCACGTTGTATAGGATCAATAGTCGGGTGTTGATGTATATTAGCGTCTACTCTTAATACATTTGTAGGAATGTTTATTTGATTAGATCCATCTCTTGTAAGGGTTACATCTATCTCAGTATTAAAAGACCAGCCTTCTGACTGTACACTTTTATTAACTTCAGTAAGAGTTGACTGAGCAATACGAGCATCAACAGGAAGTGTACCAATAAGACTATTGATAGGTGCTTCTCCTATGGCAGCAAGCATTATGTTGATACATTCAAGTTCTGTGGTTGCAGCTACAGCCATTATTTAGTACCCCTTTTTTTTAATCTTAAGTGAGTCTCTCCCACCTTTCTTTTTCTTCTTCTTTGAATGATACATGGTAATAAAAAAAAGGGTATCTAATAATAAGATACCCTATAAATTGAAATTAAGAAGCAGATAGCTTAATAGTAGCTGCACATTCTGGTCTTAGGATTCCATGACCAAGAGCGTATTTTGCAACCATCAGCGTTCCTTGGTATAAAATACCGTAGTCAGAACCAGAGATCTCAGTTGTCATATCCATAAGTTTTACTGTTCCCACAGCAGATTTATGAAAAACCAACCCTATGGTTTTACTATCGTCACCTGAGTAAGTGTTGTTCGCACCACTTGGGTTAGATCCTACGTTACTTTGAGGTACGTTGTTTGACATCATGATGGGTATGCCAGCAACTTGTTGTACCTTACCAGAAGCAAACGAACCATTACCCTGTGGGTTAAAGTCAACGTCTACAGTTCTTGTAGCAGACTCGGCAAGTTTGTAGTACTCAGCAGGTGGTAGTACACAGAAACGATCTGTTGGAGGAATGTCTCTTTCATCAAATGTCTGTGCAATGTCATAGATAGCTGCTGCTATCTCATCACCTGTGACGTTTGCTGAAGCTGTATTACCATTAGCAAGTGTTAATACAAGACCACCATTACCACCACTAAGAGTAGTAGAAGCTCTGGAAGCGTTTGCAATTTGCTTGGCTACGTTCTGGTCATAGGTTCTGGCTAAAGCCTTTCCTAATTCATCAGCATAGGTAGCTCTAACGTCATAGTGATTCTTCAAGATTGTTAACCTAAAGGCTCTTTATCCTTTAGTTCTGCATCTTTGCCATTGATGCAGTTCAGACTATATCTTCAACCCTGTGGGTTGCAAGGCACTCGTGTCTCCGTTACTTAGTTTCCTATCGGGAGTTAGTCGTTGAACCTTCTAACTTGTAGGTTAGCTTGGCTGCTGATTGTCCTTTTTGTTGGAGGATTTCCAGCAATTCACCTTGTTATCTTATTGCTGTTACCAGCAAAAGGCTCTAATCATTTTAGAAAAAAGCTCATCTATGTTCGCTATAAAACTCTGTGCAATTAGAAGATCATCAATGTTGATAATCTTTTCGTTTGCCTTGATTTGGTTAGCACCAACAAGAGGAGTTCCTACTGTATGGTATGCAGCAGTAGCAGTTCCTAATACTGGAAACTGTGCTGACTTACCACTTGTGATAGTACGAACTGAATGAAGTTGCTCGTTAAAAATGTTATTTCTAGCAAAAGCTGTAAGCACTTCTCCAGAAAACACTTTCAGAAACAAAGCGTCAAAGTCTGTCCCTGAATTATTCACCAAACCAAGTCTACTTGTCGTGGCGTTAGCCATTTCAAACTCCTTGATTAATGTTTAAATTTGAGTAACTAACTTCGTTTCAATCCTTTCTCTCAAGTGGTATCTGACGCATCAGGCACAAGGATATTTAGATTTCTACTCTGTTAAGTTTTTACAGACCCACAATTCCACTTGCGTAGTGCAAGAGCTTTGCGAGTTAGCTTGCCATCTTTATCTTTTAATGGTCCTTTTGCCTTCGACATTCTTGCACAAAAAGATTTCCTTCTTGCTTTTTGTCTAGGAGAAAGACCTGTCTTTTTAGTAACAGGAGCTTGCAAGTTTCCACCTGTTGCTTGGTTATACTTCTTACGACCAGAAGCAGTCAAACCACCTGTGGGGTCTTTATCCTTCTTGGTAAGAGATACACCTTTAGACATAAAAAATGTAAGCTACTTAAAATATAACACCTTTACGCAATCTTTAAACTATTTCTTTTTTTTCTTCTGTGTTGGTAACTAATCTTTTTTGCACCTGTCTTTTCTCTTTTAAACCTAGCCTTCTCTTTGCTACTCATCTCACCTGTAGTCTTTGGTGTCTTACTACTAACTCTTTTTGAAGGTCTACAAGCAGGGTAAGGTCTTCCCTTTTCATCTTTACCTCTACCACAATCTTTGCCTGTTTTGACATCAACCCACTTTTCTTTAAACCACCTTTTTAGACTCATTTGCCTACTTGTTTCTGTGCTTTGTTGTGTGCAGCTTTGAATGAAGAACCTTCACGCATGAGCTTCTTCATCATATCCATGTGTTTTTTAGAATGATGCTCTGAATGCTTCTTCAGAGTTCTCATTTGACTAAGACTAAGCTTTGCCATTTTTCTTTTTCTTTAGTCTACGAACTAATAAAAAATCTTCTTTGGTAAGTTTACCATCACCAGTTTTATCAAGATTCTTTTTTTGTTTGTCTGTTAGTTTTTTCATAATTAAGTTTTGCGATAACCACCACCACGTTTCTTGTAAGTTCTTACAAGCCAAGCATTGGCATAAGCAGAAGGATAGACTCTAAACTTCTTCTTTGCTTCTGATTTTACCTGTGAGTAAAGTTTTGGATTTGTAGGTTTGTTAGCCATTAGCCGAATACGTTAGAACCTGCTAAACGTGCTTTTACATTTTCCGTATAAGATACGTCTTTTTCCCAACGAGGATCAGACATAGCAGTTACTACTTCTGACGTAGATCTAAATGGTGTAGGTCCACCTGTAGATGCACGACCTGAGTAAAGATTTGGTTCAACTCCCATAGCGTTATTGTATTGTGAATAGATACCTTGAACAGCCAACTTAATAGCAGGTCCATCTCCTGTATCAGTTAACTTGTTAAAGGCTTTGACATCATCAGCAGGTAGATTTTCTATAGCCCAAGAAACCATTTGCTGATAGCTTTCATCTCCACCTACTGAGTCTCTAATACCTTGTGCATCTACTTCACCTGCCATAGAAGCATTGCGTAGACCATCTAAATAGGTATCAACAATTTGTCTTGAAAAGCCAGCTTCACTTAGCTTGCTGTAATCGTCTTCAGTAATCTCATCACTCTCTGCAAAACGATTTGATATGTCTACTGGATCAATACCAACTTCTTCTAGTACAGAAGCAAGGCCATCTCCATAAAATTCTTCTGCATTAAATTCAGAATCGTTAGTTTCTGTTTCTTGTTCTTCTGTCTGTTCTTCTGCTACATTTTCTGGTTCTTCTTTGGTTTGATCTATAGCACCAAGCTTACCTTCGAGTTCTTTGTAGCTGTTTACCATATCCGCAGCAGTTTTAAACTTACCTGCGATAAGGCCATTCTCATCTCTTAGACTTTCAATATCTTGTGAAGACATTGGTGGTGTCTCTGAAACATTTACTTGTGATGAAGTCATAGTGGTTTTCTTTTAACTATAGTGAATTGTACTGCCATGTCTAGTAGTGACATCACCAGACTTTTCAGGTACAGGGTTTTCTTCGTTAACACCTAGTTTGCTAACGATAGCTTTTTCAGAGACAAACTTTCCATCTTCATCTCTTTTTCTACTAGACTTTTTACTGGGCATCTTGAGGTTCCTCCGTTGGTAATTGTTGTGAAGCATCAGCTAATTTTTTAGGATCAACTAATGGTGAGCCTAAAGCAGCAGGTCCAAGACTTTGAATAAGCTGTTGTTGTTGTGCAACCTCTTGTTCTGCTTGGATTTGTTCTTGTGTTTTTACTAGGTTAGCAGTATCTATACCAATACTGGTAGCAAGGCGTTTGACCGCTTCATCTACATTGACGTATTGTCTCATTACATCTGGTCCTAAAGCTTGAGCTACAGTTCCTATAAACTCTATCAGTTTGTTTCTATCATTACCTCTACCAAGTCCTTGAAGTCCTGTCACTATCTTGGGTTTGACCAATTCATCAGGCAGCTTGGGAACCTTGCCCTGTCTTACCAGTAAGTGCATACGTCTTCTTAAATATGGTAGTTGAAACTCTTGAGTCAAAATACTATAGATACCACCAAGACTATTCTCTAGTTCTTGTGCCATAAGATTTATCTCGGCTGCTGTCACTCTTTCTGCATCACGTTGTACTGATCTTGCCATTAAGAAAGCAAACTCAAGTCTTGCTTCTATTCTTTGTATTGCACTAAAAGCAACAGAGAAGTCTGCGCTTTTCCCAACTTGCATCACACTTATATCTGCTGCGGTTCCTTCTCGCACGGCTCCATTCGGGGCTTGACTAATAGTTGCTGCCCTTGTGACCCCATTCGGATTTACAAGAAAAAGCGTTTTCGCACTGGCAGCAGCGCCTTCGATTATTGCTTGCATTAAAGACTCAAGACTAATTAAGTCTCCTCTGTATTCTTCAACATAACCTCTACCATAATCTTCACCATCAACCCTAATAAATCTAAGAGGTAGCCAAGGTGTTACATCTACTCTTGATCTACCATCTGTATTTGGTATCTTCTCTCCCTTACATTCTTGAAACCAAAAGACATCATCATTAATTCTTTTTATATGCGTATATATATCAAGGTCATCTGTCATTGTTTTAGCGTCATAGTTCTCTTTCTTCTTGATCTGTTCTAAGAAAGCAGCAGGTAAAGCTTGTGGGTGTATTGTTTCTTTAGTTAGTATTTCTAATACGTTACCTACTTCATCACGCTTACAAACAAACTTAGATAATGGAAAGACTTTAAGACCTGCATCTGTTAGATATAACAAGACATTACCTGATACGACTAGATGTTTGATAGCTTCAAACATGGCAACCCTATCATTAGATATTTCTATCTGATTCATCAAAGCATTTTCTATTGTTCGTAGTCCTTTATCTATCTCACTCTGCATTTGTTCTTGCCCTTGCTTTCTTATCTCAAGAGCATCTATTTCTAATTTAAAAAATGCTGTGCTTGGAGGAAGCAAAGTCATTAATAATTTATTTGACAAACTGTTCACACCACGACTACCAGTAGCTTGGAAGGGAGTCTTTATTCTCGCCCTTGTTCCTGATGTCTGTTCTGGTATCAAGCTAGGTATCGTTAGCTTTGAAGATTCTTTTGCTTCTCTATCATAGACAGATCTACTACCAACAAGTGCTTCATACCTACCTGCTGCGGTTGTGCCTTGTGCCGAGTATTCCATATTAAGTTGGGTAGTTTAAATCTCCACTTTTACCGCCATCAAGCAATGGTATTTGTAACGATTTAGTTCCAGCTTTTCTACCCATAGCAATTTTTGTGTCAGCTTTCTTTTTCTTCTGTTGCTTACCAACAACAACAGCATCAGCAGTTTCTTCTATAGGAGAATCAACTGGTTCGGGTGCTGGTGCAGGTGGTGGCTTGGGTCGTGATCCAAAACACATAATAAATATTATTTTTTCCTTATACTAGCATGAACTAAATTAAAGTCTTCTTTTTAGTTTGCGTTAGCTTTTGTGCTGTAGCAATAGTTGGGTTAGAAAAGTTTTTAGTCTCTTTTTGTTTTGCAATCTTTAGTGAGTCTGCTGTTTCGGTTTTTTTCTTTTTCTCTTCTATACCTTCTTGTTCGCCTGTAATTACAACAGGGTCATTCTTGCTTTGATACTTTGCAACTCTTGGTTGAGTACTGCCACCACCACCAAAACACATAGCTAGTTCTCCAATACTCTATTAGTTAACATAGTTTCTTTTTGTCTTAGTTGTTGTTCAATAAGATATTCAACAACAGACCTCTGCCCTGCACGATACCACACTTCACGATCTGAAAGCGATAGGTCTGGGTGTCTGTTAGGAAATACAGCATCTAAAGCTTGTATAAGTTCGTCAGTAATTACAGGTAAAGACACAAAAATTTAAGAGCTATCTCTATATTATATGTTAGTCTGTAGATAGCAAGGAGTGGTTACCTTGTTGCAACGCTAAGAAAACCTCAAGGGTGTGGTTCCTCTTGGGGTTTTCTTTATGGGTTCCAAAGTTTTACTTCTCCTGTATTGTAATCATAATCTCCTTCTCGCAGTATCCTTGTAAGCCTTGCGTTCAAGATAGCATCAGCAATCGTATAACCTTTCTTAGTGTATGTCTCCTGTACCTTAGACCATAGTGCTTCTTTGGTATCAGGTATATCGGCTAAAGTCTTTGAAGCTGTAACCATACCCATACCTTTGATACCTAGTATTCCGTCACCAGCATCACCAGCTAACGACATCTCAAACCAATGTCTGTTTGCTTTTTTGTTTGTGATATGTTCTATCTCGTCATCAGCAATAAGTTTGCATGGTAGTGTTCTCATATCTTTATCAACTGAAACTATTATCGGGTCTTTGTATCTGCCGTTGGTAGCAAGCAAACCTAATACGTCATCACCTTCTAAGTTATCATAAGATACAGTTTCATATTTTTCTTTTACTTCTTTTATAACACTCTTAAGTGCAAGTGGTTTACGTTTACCTATCCTGTTGATCTTGTACTCAGGAAATATCTCATGTCGAAATGTAGGGTAAGAAGTAAAACACATAACTATGTCATGCTCACTGTCAGCAATAGTTCTATAAACATCTAATCTGTTTTCTATCAGGTTGAGTATGTCTCTTTCATCAGAGTGAAGAGTATGCTCCCAATCATTCCATCTTGTATCTTGCTCACAGGCACAGCAAGAATTGTAGATCAACCAATCAGCATCAATAAGTAAAGTCATAGCTAAATAAAATCCTCATATACAACAAGCCGACCTGTCTTCTGGTCGTACAGTAATTTATCTACTTCTCCTGTCATACCAGTATGTCTTGATTTCAACACCTTTAGTTGTAATCGCTGTCTCTCACTAGCTTCTCCTGTTTGGTTTCTTGATGCAGATAGTACAACATCTGATAGTTGAAGAAGACTATGGCTACCTCTCAAGTCTGATGTATCAACCTCCCTACCCGACTCATGTGATTGTCCTTGTGGTCTGCGTAAGTGGCTGACCAATACAATAGCTATACCAGTTGCTTCACTTAAACTTCTTAGCTTGGTCATTATTATATCTATTGCTTTGCGTTCATTATCTAGTTCAAGACCAGACAAGACTATGCTTATGTGATCTAGTATGACTACCTTTACTCCATCAACAGTAGCTAAATATCTTATCTGTTCTAGTAATACATCAGGTTCAAGACTACCAAAGTGGTTATATAAAAAAAGATTGCGTGTTGAGGTGAGGTTATCAAACGCAATCCGCAGATCATCTTTAGTTATGACATCTTCATTTAAGTGCAAAGGAATGTTTAAGTCAATACCTACAAGACCTTGAAGAGTTCTTTGTACTGATTCTTCCAACCCAATGTAACCAACCTTTAGCTTTCTTTTAAGGAAGTGATGGCATAGCTCCCTGCATATCGTGGACTTACCTGCACCACTAGCACTAGCTACTGTAAATATCTGACTAGGAAACAAACCTTTTGTATATTCGTTCAGCTTTGGAAATGGAAAGTCTGATACAGGTTTACTTGTTTCTTTGGTAAATAAATCCCAAGCGTCTGCTGCATTTATAAGAGAGTCAGGTCTTACTGGTCTAGCTTTCCATAGCCTATCTTTGACTAGCTCACTTTCTGCTGATACAAGATGATCGTTTATATCATTACGATCTAGTCTTGCTATGGCAACCTTACCCTTTGGTAAAACTTCCATACATTTATCTGCTGCTTTCATACCTGCAAAATCATTATCAAAACAAATAACAATACGACAAAAAGTATCAAGCCATTTGTAGTTAGCTGCTAGGTACTTGGCTGCTGATTGTACGCCTGACGGAATGGAGACACAGGGGAACTTATTACCTTGTATCTGACTAGCACTCATGCAATCTATCTCACCTTCACAAACAGTTATAAATACAGAACCATTACCTCCATGCTGTCTCCAAAGATGCTGACCCCATAGCTGTACCTTTGACATATCTCCTATCCATATAAACTTCTTATCTTGAAAGCGTATGTGCTGTGCAACATCATTACCTTTCTGATCTTTATATGTAGCTACTTGTACTGGCTGCCCTCTGTACTCTGCCTGTCCATAACCAAATAGTTCTGAAGTTTCTTTTGTGATTCCACGTTTGGGTAAAGCTATAGGTGTTACCTTCAACAACTTTGGGTTTGGTTTGTATATAGGAATGATCTTGGTGGTCACTTTCTTTTCTTTTTTGTTTGGGTAGTAGGTGTAGCCACAGTCCATAGTGAAACAATGGTGGTGTCCATCATCAAAGACTGCGCAGTTTTTTTTACCGCACTCAGGGCAAACTATTTTATTCTTGTACTGACTTTTCATCTAAGTCTTTTCCATATATAACTCGTTCAAGAGATGACTTGGTTATGTATTCATTAAGGTGTATGTCAATCCATTCTTTACCATTAAATGCAACCCAAACAGCCCTTTGGTCATCAAACATAAGACAACCTGCTTTGGGATTTGGAGGTAGAGGAAATTTAGGCATACCATTCAGAGGGAATAAATTTGTCGCAGTATTGGAACCCATGTCTCGTACACCATTTGGCATACGAGATAGAGTTCTTGGCTTTTGATAGTTTGGTCTTGCTGTTTTGAAAGCAAAACCTTATATCTAAGTCGGGTCTTGTCTCCTTAATAATAAGGTGTTTGCGTCTGTCTTCTTTTGAGAAGTAGCCCTTCGTTTCCACAATAAAATTGTTGAGGATAAAGTCAGGCCGATAGGTGCAAGTAATTTCATAGTCAACGCTGATAGTTTCATAGGTAAATACAATTTTCTTTTTGATTAAGTTGTCAGCAAACGAAGCTTCAAACTTACTTTTGTATTTAGAAGTCGGCTGCATTGGGTTGTTTCCCCCAATCACCTGTGTGTCCTGTAACTGTTTTTTCTTCATAACTACTTGGTGGTGCTGCTTCAAAGTCTGGGCTGCCTGTCCACTCAACATGATTTCTAACTATGACTTGTAAAGGTTGGCATCTTATACCGACACCATTAGCACCTGCGTCATAGCCACTACACTTCATAGACATCTGGCCTTCTGTCATAGGACTAATCTTTTCATACTCTTTCTTTTCTTCGTCTGTCATAAGACGTAGAGGGTCTTCGTTTGCCCAGAAAGTAACAGGTGGATTAGTCCATACATCACCATTTTGTTTTACCCCACCAGCTTTCTTATTAGTCTTGATGACTAGGTATTCATCTTCTAAATAATAAGGTAGAGATGGTTCTCCAAACTTATTTTTTGTAAGGGTAAACTTTCTATCTGGATAGTATTCCTTTAATGAAACTTTCCATCTTTCAAGTAGGTCTTCTAGCTGTGAGTAGATATGTTCTACTGCATCAACTTCTCTACCTTTGTCATCTTTCATCATTGTGCCTTTCTTTATAAGACACTCTGCTTTGTATTTCTTGACACCCTTGTACTCGTCAGGGGTTACAAGATATGAATACCTAAAGTTTGTAGGATTCGGTGTGACTATTTTAATAGTCTCTGGCTTGAGTTCTTCCATGTTTTTACCTTGGTTTGGTTTCCGTTTTATTGCGTCTATAAAAGACGTTCCCTTACTATACCTTGATCTCTTGCTATGTAAATATATATGGTGCTGTCAACACATCTGTAATATCGTAGTCACCCATATCTAGTGCTGCTGGTAACTTACTTGTATCGCTTAATTGTTGTGTTGTTTGGTGGTATAAGTTATCAAGATTATTGTCACTATAAATCTTAAAGAAACTTTGCTTTACACATTCGATAAACCTTTGAAGCTCACTAGCTGGACTGCCATAGCAATCATGTATGACGCAAAAGTTTTTTAGTCCATGCTTGCTTGCTTCTACTAAACTCATGTGACAATGTGCAGCATCAAGACTGTGTATATAATTACTAGGAAAACCCTGTGCCTGTCTGCGTTTATCTACCTTAGTAGTATCAGGTTCAGCTAGACTTAGCCTGACGCTTGAGTTACTTAGTTTAGTCTTTACTCTTTTGACATCATTCTTGTAGTAGTTCTGTTGTACAAGAAACCCTGATGGTGTATGCCAAGAGATAGGTTTGTTTTCTTTATTGAAACATAACGCTGTAGTCTGCAAGTACTTCAATACCTCATAGCTTTCTGGGGTTACATACTGAACAGCCTGTTCAATCATGGTTGCCAGATAAAAATTATTCTTAAAATTTTTTGCAACAAAAACATTTTCATTTACAAAGTATCTTTCTATGTAGTTTGCTATGCCGAATGTAGTTGAGTTATATGGAATCATAAGCACAGGTTTTTTTATAAACTTTCTTGTCAACTTGTCTTTCTGTACATACCAGATTGCAGCTTGCTCTGCTTTGTCATACTTCAGTAGCATCAATAGAACATCAAGTATTTGTTTATATAAATCCTGTTGTTGTTTTACATTTTGTAGGTTAACTTTGTTAGCTAAATGTCGATTAGATATAAGACCTGCTATGTGTTGGTAGCCATTGTTCGTACCATCAAGACAGCAAACATGATGTGATACATAGCCATAC